AAGGATTGAACTTTTTTAAAATATAAAAAAATGGCTGAAAATATAGAAAAACCGGTATTGGCCACAAAAGCGCCAAAGGAAAAAACAAAAAAAATAAAGTTCATTTTATCACCAACGGGAAAATTTGGTTTGGCCTATGGTGTGGATGAAAGTGTGGAAATGAACGCAAACCAGGCCAACGAAATCGTTGAAGCGGGTTACGCGGAATTTGTAAAATAAAAAAAAGATGGTAACAGATGTAAATTTTATACTAAACGAATTATCAGTGATTGTGACTTTGGCCAAAGCCAAAAAACAATTGCGTATTGAACCGGGTTTTGTTGATGAAGATGATTTGATTCAAGGGTACATCGATGCGGCGGTCGCTATGGCTGAAGATTACATCGGCGGCCACATCCAGGAAAAAAACATGATCATTAAATTGACCGCGTTTGACAATCCATTGGTGTTCGAAGCGCATCCATTGCAAAGTGTTGATTCCGTGAAATATTGGCCTTTGTCCGGTGGTGTTGAAGCCACAATGGATTCCGGCGATTATTCGTTGACATCGGCAAATTCAAAAGTGTTCAATCTACGATTCAAAGGGGAAATCCCGGATGTCGCTGATCGCTTTGATGCGGTCACCATTACGGTGAAGGTGGGAAATGCTACGGCAAAAACACCAAAACCAATCGTTCAGGCTATTTTGTTATTTATTGCGGATATGTATGAAAGGCGCGAAGATCGTGGCGCGGTGGTGTCCACGGCGGCCATGTCTTTATTGCGACCGTATAAAAAATTTTAATCATGGAAAAATCTCCGTTCATTGGTCAATTGAATCGAATGATTAAGATCATCGAACTAATTCCAACGCCAAATTCAACGGGTGAAATGGAAGTGGTGAAAAATGAAATTGCGGCGCCATTTGCGTGGATGGAAGATTCGACCGGAAGCGAAGATGTTGAAGGGAAAATCCGTCACGTGATGAATCGGTTTTATGTGATCCGTTTTTCGGATGTGATTAAAAACAAAGGACCGGAATTGATGGTGATCGATGGAACAAAAGAATTCGACATTTATCACATCCAGGAAATTGGCCGAAGAAAACATTTAAAACTATTAGTGCGCGATTATGAATAATATAGCTATTCAGGTGGAAGGCTTTGAGGAACTGAAGCGCAAAATAAAGTTGTTGGCAAACGATAAGGACAAAAAAAAAGAAATGCTTTTGATCCTTCGACAAATTGCCAAACCAACTTTGCAAGCGGCCAAAGTTTTAGCGCCAACATCTAAAAAAGCGCACAAATTGCGCGGCGTATTAATTCAACCGGGAAATTTGAAAAAATCAATCGGAAACATTACGGGCAAAGGACCTGATCCAACGATTTATGTCGGTGCCAGGGTTAAAGGATCAAATAAAGGATGGTATGCACATTTTGTTCACGATGGGGTGAATTTTTACAATAAAGGATTCAAACGAAAGCACAAGAAAAACGCAAATACGCACGCGGCAAAAGGTAGAAGCGCGGGTGATCCTTTTTTGAAAAAAGCGTATGATTCCACAAAAGGAATCGCCACCGCCGATGCGGAACGTAAAATGTCAAAATTCATTCAAAGAAGAATCGATAAATTAAGTTAGTATGTTAAAAATATCTGAAGAACTGATCGCATTTTTGGCCACGCACCTGGATTTCACCACGGCGATGGGAACCAAAATTTTTCCTATTGTAGCACCGGAGGGAACGAATTTTCCCTTTGCCACGTATAGGATTAACGAGGTCGCAAATTTAAGTTGTGACGGGACATCGGCATCGGTTCAATTATATTTTTGGTTTGGTCCAAATGAATACAAAAAAGCGGTCGATTTCGTTGATAAAATGAAACCGATCATTGAAGAAAAAGAAAATTATGAATGGCAAGATTCAACGGTGGATTTCATCGAATCGGGTTTTTCATTTGTTGGAATTATTAACATAAACACAAATTAAATTATGGCAGCTGGACAAATTTACAAAGGTAAAAATGTACGTTTTTCATTTGATGGAAAAACATTGTATCACGCGACATCGTGCAAATTATCGATTTCTACTAAGTTAGAAGAAATCGCAACAAAGGACACGGACGGGACCGTTTCAACACCTTCAAACTATGCGTGGAGTATTTCCACGGAAGCTTTGGTGGCTGATAAACCGGCCGCTTCATCGCAATCGGATTTCATGGACATCGTAGATCTTCAATTGGCGGGAACTGAAATCGACATCGAATTCACGGATTCAGCAACGGGAAGTTTTATTTTAGCCGGGAAAGTGTATGTCGAAAGTTCAGACATCAACGCTGAAGTGGGTAATTCTGTGACCGGATCATTTTCTTTTAAAGGAAACGGGAATTTGGTTAAAACGTTAGCGGTATAATGAACGATTTAACAATCACAATTAATCAAAAAACCTTCAAACTAAAATTTGGGATGAAGGTTTTTCGATTATTGTCCGCGGAATGGAATGTTCCTGGACTAAATGGAGTAATGGCACGTTTTGCAATTTTGCAAACGATGGCCGATGAATTGACTTTTGATCAATTGGATGTTATTTCCGATTTGATAGTGGCGGCAACACGCGCGAACGATGAAAACACGGAAACGGTGACACGTGATGAAATTGATGATTTGATTTTATATGATTCCGCGGCGATCATGCAAGTGATTGAAGTGGTGATCCAGGGTTTTTCTGATTCGTTACCAAAACAGGAAACGCCGGGAAAGCAGAAAATCGCGAAGAAATCGATCGTGAAAATGAAATAATTGATTCATGGGACCGGATGGAAGAAACGGCCTTGGGTGAATTGGGTTTGTCCCTGGATTATTTTTATAATTTGACACCGCGACAATTTGCCAACACGGTGAACGGCCGGCGAAAAAGGGATGACAATAAATCAAAGGAACGATGGATGATTGCGCGAAAGATCATGTTTTATTCGATTGTATTAAAAACCAAAAATTTAAAAGAAAAAGACATCATGTCATTTCCGTGGGAAGATTCAAAAGAATTTGAATTCTCGTTGGAAGATCAGGAACAACTATTGGACCAGGTGGAAAGCGTGAAAGCTTTTTATTTAGACCAGGACAAAAAGAAAAAAGCCGCCGCGGAATCGTGACGGCTTTTTCAATAGTACAAATGTTTTACCAATAAAAGCATTTCACAAATATAATTTTACAACACTAAAAAAAGGATCAATGGCAAGTTTAGCGAGTATCAATATAAAATTTAAAGCTGATTTAACCGGCTTTTCAAGCGAGATGCAAAATTCGCTTCGACAAATTGATGCGGCCGGTCAAAAATTCCAAAAATTAGGAAGATCAATGTCCACGTTTGTGACTTTGCCAATATTAGCGGCGGGCGCGGCGGCGGTGAAATTCGCTTCAGATTATAACGAATCGTTGAACAAAGTGGATGTTTCCTTCAAAGATTCATCCGTGAACGTGAAGGAATTCGCCAAAACAACTTTGGAATCTTTCGGGATTGCTGAAGGAACGGCCCTGGATATGGCGGCGGCATATGGTGACATGGGCGGTTCTATGGGGTTGACTACTAATGAAGCCGCGAAAATGTCCACATCATTGGTGGGATTGGCGGGTGATTTAGCATCGTTTAAAAATATTTCGATCGACATCGCCAACACCGCCATCGCTTCAATTTTTACCGGTGAAACGGAATCATTGAAAAAAATGGGAATCGTGATGACTGAAGTCAATTTGAAGCAATTCGCGTTGAATTCCGGGATCACAAAAATGTACGAACAAATGTCGCAAGCGGAAAAAGTGCAATTGCGATATAATTATGTTTTATCAGTTACAAAGAACGCGCAAGGGGATTTCGCGCGAACTTCAGGCGGCGCGGCAAATCAAATGCGAATATTTCAAGAATCATTGAAACAAATCGCGGCCCAAATGGGTGAGGTGGTTTTACCGTTATTCACTAAGATAATCACGGCGATCAATGAAAAAGTGGTCGCATTTTCTAAGCTTTCACAAGGCACAAAACAAACGATTGTAATCATCGCCGGATTGGTGGCGGTTGTTGGTCCTTTATTATTGGCTTTTGGTGCGATCCTTTCAATAATTCCGGCAATCGTGGCGGGATTTGCTTTGATTTCCGGCGCGATCATTCCGGTTTTGGCCGGGATTACTTTATTGTATGGCGCGTATTTGATATTGAAACCGGCGGCCGATAAAGCGACAAAAGCGGTCACCGAATTGACATCCGCGCAAAAGCTTTCGCAAAGGGTAATGGATGAAGCCACGGGGTCAATCGTGGATCAAAAATCACAATTGGAATCCCTATTGTTGACGGCCCGAAATGAAAATGAAAGCAAAGAAGCGCGATTCAAAGCGATCCAGGCGATCAATAAAATTTCGCCGGAATATCTCGGGAACATTACATTGGAAAACATCAACACGGATAAAGCGCGTATTTCCTTAGAAAAATACAACACCGCATTGATCGCCGGTGCAACGGCGCGCGCGGCTTCGCGTTTGTTAGAACAAAACCAAACCGATAAAATCAAAGCGGGATTCGAACGTGAAAAAGCGTTGGCCGATTATAATGAAAAAAGAAAAAACGCCATCGCTCAAGGTTTGGAAGCGGAAAGCAAATTTTATGAAGATAACAACCGTTTGATGCAATTTGCCAATGAAGCGTTAGATCGTAAAAACGCGAAATACGATTCTGAAGCTAAATTATTGACGGAAATTTACAATAAAAACAAAGACAATATAAAGTTGTTGAACACCGGAAATCCGGTTGCAAATGTGGCCGCGCCGGTAAAAGAAAAGAAAAGAAAAGCGCCGGAAAATGTTGACGCGATTGAATCACAATTAAAAACGCCTGTTTCATCCGGTTCCATTGAAGCGTATGACGCGGAAATTGCAAAAATAAAAGAATTCCGCGACCAGGTGGCCACGACCGCGGAACAAATTGTGGCGGCAAATGATAGAATCGCCGGAATAGAATTGGCAAAAGCTTTAAATTTTGATCCTTCATCGGTGATCAAATCGGTGGAAACTACTGAAGAAATGATGAAACGTTTGGCGGCCGCGGTGAGTGGTGCCAAAGCGGCTTTGGAACCGGTGATGATCGACATCACGGACATGATCAATGGCGCAGTGCAATCTTTGGCCGCAAATATGGCCGCGGGATTGGGTGAAGCCATTGGCGGTTTGATTTCCGGGACACAAAACATCGGTGGGATATTGTCGGGAATGTTGGGATTGATCGCAAATTTCATGGGTGACCTGGGAAAGCAATTGATCGCCGTGGGTGTGGCTTCGATCGCGTTCAAAAAAGCGTTCGCGAATCCTTTTGTGGCCGTGGCCGCGGGTGTGGCTTTAGTGGCTTTGTCCTCTATTTTTTCGAATACCTTAAAAGCCGGACCAAAAACACAAGCTTTCGCCAATGGTGGAATCGTGGGTGGATCATCGTACTATGGTGATAAAATATTGGCCCGCGTGAATAGCGGTGAATTAGTGTTGAATACTGATCAACAGTCAAAACTATACGGTCAAATGAATGGTGGCGGTGGTGACACGATTATTCCTAATTTGAAATTGAATGGATCGGATTTATTAATTTGGTTCGAACGTGCAAACGCTCGAAAAAATCGCATCGGATAAATGAGTTATTATATAGACATAATTGACACCGTTTCACCTTTGACAAAATTAGTTGTCGAAAAAGCTTCAGCATCAGGAATCGAACTGAAATGGAACGGATCAGATGCGAAAGATGAAATGTACATCGTGACATCTGAATTCAACTTCGACATGTTGACATTGACGGCAAAGGATGCGGCGTTCATCGGGTTTTTTACCGGTGACGAACACCGTTTCAAAGTATTGGTAAAAAACAACGATGATGATTCGATTATTTGGTCCGGGTATATATTGCCGGACTTATATTCTGAACCATACAAAAACGGGGTGTTTTTCGTGAATTTCACCGCATCCGATGGATTGGGTCGTTTGAAAGGAAAAAAACTGCCTGATGACTATTATTCGAAGGAAAAATCGTTGATCGACATTTTTTGTCAATGTTTGAAATTAACGGGTCACGATTTAGATTTGTATTTCAATCCGGCGATCGAAAACTTTGTGAATAAAGATTGGGATTCGATATTCATCGACACGGCCACATTTGCTGAAAAAGACAAAAAAAAGGATGCGTTTGAAATCCTGGAAACCTTAATGAAAGACACGTTATGTTTGTGCTATCAATGTGACAATCGATGGTATATTGAAGGGATCAACACCAGGCACATTCGCGAAGTGACATATAAAAAATACGATACGGATGGAAATTTTGTGAATTCGTTGGTGTACAATCGATTATTGAAATCGATCACCGCTTTGGCATCGCCAACGTTCACCATCATTCCACCATACAACGAAATAACAATCACGCATAAAAAAACGGAACCGTCTTTGCCTGGAACATTGGCAAAGGAAACAAATGATGGTTGGGCCATCGTGACGGGTGTTAATGGAACTTTGTTTGCTGATGATTGGCGATCAAATGGTGGTTTGTTTGTAATATGTGAAAGGCCGGAATATGATTGTGTTGTTTATAATAAATACTATTATACGGGAAGTTTAAATGATACTTATTTACAAGATGACACGCAATTCGTTTCGCTAAAAGAAAAGCTATATTTCGCAAAGGGGCAAAGGGTAAAATTCAATTTTGATTTTAAAATAAAAAAATTCAATGTGGATGTTCCACCGCCGGCAAATATGGATTTGTGGAAAAACCCGTTCAAATATGAAATTCGATTCAATGATGTGGTTTTGTATTCTAATTTCAACGGAACGATCACGGACCAGGAACAATTAATTTTCCCGGAATCCGGCGAAGCAAAATTGGCGATTGATCACATTTTTGTTGATTCCGGTTTATTTGATATGCGTATTTATGGACCACCGGGAAAAGTGTTTGATACGAAAATTTTGGGAATTCAAATTGATTCGGCTGATGTCGAAGTGATCGCTTTCAAAGATGAAGAAATGATCACCGATGTGATAAATGGCGATTTTACCATCGATAAAGATTTGGAATTGACTTTCGCGGATGATCAATCAGGAATGTCGAAAGGGTTTCGATTATACAAGCTAAAAGAACAAACGGCGAATTTTGTTTCGGTTGATTTCCCTATTTTATACGGCTTTGTTTTGGATGGAAAAAATTATTCGGTGGTGGATTTGAAATCGGCTTTTGCGATTAAAAATAATCGATACCAGGTGACGAAATCCGGGGTTCCGGTGAATGTGATCGATGTGGTTTATAATT